TTGGTTCATATGCTTCAATATCTTCTTGATCTGAAAATCTAATAAACATTGGATCTTGAGTGGAGGGAGTTCCAATAGTTGTTTCTGTTCCAAAATGAATTAAATGTCTGTCTCTATCTGACACTCTTGTTAATACTGTCGCTGTTGGGTTGCCTGTTATAATAGTTGCACGTGTGCTAACTCCTGTTCCTGCAGTAGGATCCCATTTAAAAGTTTTTCCATTTTTAATAGTTGCAATCAAACGTTCTCCAAAATTATCTAATGACCAGTTTCCTGCTTCAATTATTGTATTAGAAACTGTTCTTGAAGTACCCCAAGTTGATAATCCCCATGTTCCTGCTCCCCAACCATATCCAAATGTTGAAGCTAAAGGACCTACAATAACATATGGGTTTACGCTTGCAGAACCAGATGCCGATGCTGTTCCCGAAGAGTTAACCGCCATTGTTATTGTAAATGTATCTGCTGTTGGAACTGTTATAACTTCAAAAGTATTTGTAGTAAAATCAGTTCCTGTAAATCCTGTAGGTGGTGTAACGGATGTAAATGTAAATAAATCTCCAACTGATAAACCATGAGCTACCTTATTAACTGTAACTGTTTTAGAACCAGTTGTTGTGTCAAATGTACAAGAAGTTATAGCTGCACTTAATGGTGTAATATCATAAAATATTTCATCAAAAAGAACATATAGAATTTTATTTGTACCAATAGCTACATAACGTCTACCAGTTAAATCAAACCAAGAATGTATGTCTCTAGCTGCACCTACTAATATAGAAGAATTAATTTGCTCCCAACCACCTATCTTTTCAGGTGATCCATATTGAAAACGAACATTATCTCCATCTATCCAACGCCCCTCTGCTTGGGATGCTGTATCATTCTTATCAAAGCCTGGTGGTAATGGTATCTTTTTTAATGGCATATTTATGCCTATTATAACACTTAATTAACCACGTTTAAACTTTGTATATTAAATTAGCAGCAACAGAAACCCTTATTACATTAGATTTAAATGGGCTAACACAGTGTCTTAACATTTTAGGAAATATAAATAAGTCACCTTTTTTTGGAAAATATACGCGATAAGAAAGAACATCTTCATTTTGTTCTCCATAAAAAAATTCTATAGAACCAGGACCACCCAAGCTGTTTCCTTTAAAATTTTCAAATTCTTCTTTAATTTTATTTGGAACTTCTAAATATACTACACTAGAAAGATTACAATTTTCATGAATATGAATTGGATTAAATTCTCCTTTTTTCATAAAATTAACCCAAGCCTGCGTTATTTTTAAATCTTTAATTGATTTTTGGTAGTATTGAAAATACACTTTTTCAAAACAATGTAATTGTGGCTGTATTATTTTTTCATATTTTAAACAATCAATATTATATTGTTCTTCAATATGAGCAACTGTATTATCATTATTACTAGTATTTTTAACACATAATTTTTTTAATTCTTCTATTTGTTTTTTATCAATATTTGATTTAAATAATAATGGCCCCCAATAAGGAAAAGAACTTTCTACTATCATCTTGATTATTTATGTTAATTATAATATATATATATGTAGTATAAATAAATAAAAAATGTCAATAGAATTATATAATATTTTTGGATTTCCAATAGTTCATTCTTTTATAAAACCACATCTTTTCAATAAAAATGAGATAATTAAAGATATAGAGAATAATTATAAAATTTCTGAATATAGAAATAAATTCGATAAAGAAAGTAATTTACACCATAGTTTTAAAAATAACAATGAAACAAAATACAAAGAAATAAATTATAAAAGTTTAATTTCAATATATTCAAACATTTTAAAAAAAATGTTTAATAAATTTAATTTTATTAAAAAAATTAAATTTACTTTTAAAGTAGTAAATTACACATGTTTAGGAAATTCTCAATATTTATCTAGTCACATACATAATGATTGTGATTTTACAGCAGTACACTATATTCAATTTGATGAAAAAAACCATACTTCAACAAGAATTATAAATAATAATTCACATGCGATGTATTATAAAAAAATGTCTCCAAATTTGTTTAATGTTTTATCAAATCAAGAAATAAACAATTCTTGGATTTTTAGAAATTGGATTTTAAATGTTAAAGAAGATGATTTTGTTCTAATGCCAGCTGTTTTAGAACATGATATTTTGCCACAAAAATTTGTAGATAAAAAAAGAATAACAATAGTTTTAAACATTTCAATAGAGAAAAATGAATCTTAAAAATAATTATTTTTGTTTTCAAAACGCATTATCTCATAAATTTTGTAATGAAATTATAAAATATGCTAAAACTTTTTATAAACCAGAGATAGCTGTAGTAGGTTCTTTTGAAAAAAAAGATATTACAAATAAAAAAAATTTAAAAAATTTAAAAAAATATAGAAATTCTAAAATAGTTTGGTTAAATGATCGTTGGATTTTTAAAGAAATTATTCCTTTTGTTTTAAAAGCAAATAAAGAAGCAGGCTGGAATTTTTCAATTCATGGACCAGAACAATTACAATTTACTGAATATGGTATTAATCAATATTATCATTGGCACCAAGATTCTTGGAATGAACCTTATAATAAACCTCATGAACCTTTTTTACATAATAAAAATAGAAAACTTTCTATAACTTGTTCATTGTCAGATCCTTCAGATTATCAAGGCGGAGAATTGGAATTTGATCTTTCAAATTCTGAAAAAAATAAAAAAGAAAAAATAAAAAAATGTACTGAAGTTTTTCCTAGAGGATCTTTAGTTGTTTTTCCTAGCTTTGTATGGCACAGAGTTTGTCCTGTAACAACAGGAACACGTTATTCACTTGTAACTTGGTTTGTAGGAGAGCCGTTTAAATAAAAATATATGAGTTTTAAAAAAAATAAATTTTTAGTTATAAAAAAAGCAATTCCTAAAGAACTTGCATTATTCGTTTACAATTATTTTTTAATTAAAAGACAAGTAGCAAAAACTTTTTTTGAAACAAAATTTATTTCTCCATTTGCAACAGAATGGGGAGTATGGAACGATGATCAGGTTCCTGAGACCTATTCTCATTATGCAGACATAGTTATGGAAACCTTATTATTAAAAATTCAACCAATTATAGAAAAAGAAACAAAATTAAAATTAAATCCTAATTATTCTTACGCTAGAATTTATAAAAAAGGAGATATTTTACACCGTCACAAAGATAGATTTAGTTGTGAAATATCTACTACTCTTAATTTAGGCGGCGAAAATTGGCCAATTTTTTTAAGCCCAGATGAAAATGTAGGAATTCCAAACGGTAAAGAAATAACAACAGTAAGCAAATCTAAAGGTATCCAAGTTAATTTAAAACCTGGAGATATGTTAATTTATAGAGGAAATGAATTAGAACATTGGAGAGAACCTTTTCAAGGAGAAGATTGTTGTCAAGTATTTTTACACTACAATAACAAAGCAACAAATGGTTCAGAAGAAAATCTTTTTGATACAAGAAATCATTTAGGACTTCCAGCAGATTTTAAAAAAAAATTTTATGAAAATTTATAAAAATTTTTTACCAGAAAAAGAATTTAAAATTATAAAAGATATGCTCTATCATAAAGATTTCCCATGGTATTATTCTCCTATTCTTATAGAAAGTTCAAAAAATAAAAAATATGATTTTCAATTTGTACATTTATTCTATGATCGTTCAAATGTAAATTCTAATTTTTTTAAAAATTTTGAATTTTTTTTTAAATTTATTAAAGCTTTTTCTCTATTAAGATTAAAAGCAAATTTGTTACCTCAAACTTCAAAAAATATAGAAGGGGGTATGCATACTGATTATAGTAATAAAAATTTTATTACAACAGGAATATTATATATTAATAATAATAACGGATATACTAGATTTGAAAACGGAAAAATAATAAAAAGTGAAGAAAATAAGTATGTAGAATTTAATTCAAATATTAAACATACAGGATCTACTTGTACAGATCAACACACAAGAATAGTATTAAATGTTAATTATGTAAAAGAAGAAACTTATGATTGAAAAAAAAATACTTTCTGAAATAAATCTTTATAAAGGTAAAGTTAAAATGCCAAAAGGATTTGAAATTTCAAAAGAAGAATTGGTTAAAAACATTACTATATCACAATATTATGAAGATATAGAATATCCTTTTTCAATAAGCTTTGATAAATTAAATAAATATATTATAGAATATATGAAACTAGAACATAATATTAGTTTAGTTAATAAAAATGCCTTTGGAAATTTTTATGAAAAAAACGAAAAATCTAAACTTTGTTTAGACGTTAACC